AAGGAAAAAATGAAGGACCTGGACGACGCGGTGCTGGCCCAGGTGGGGGCGAAGCGCCAGCCGGAGGATGTTTTCGGCTATGAGGTCAACCGGGAAAGGGTCAAAGAGGCGGCATGAAACTGCGCTGCCCGGCCTGCGGGGCTGAGATCAAGTTGAGGGAGGCCGGCCAGGCGGCGGAGTTGCAGGCCCTGGACGGGGCCTCGGTGGCCTTCGGGGCCGACTGGGAGCTGGTGAAAGAGTACCTGGATTGTTTCCAGGGCAAGAGGGAAATGAAAGTGGCCAAGCGCCTGCGTCTGGCCCGGGAATTGTGGGAGATGTGGAAGGACGGGAAATTTGCGGTGGGCGGCGTCTGGTACCGCATCGGCCGGGAGGAATTCCGGGAGGCGCTGCGGGCCACCTGCAACCAGGTGTCTCCCGGCCTGACCAACCACAACTACCTCAAAAAGGTGCTGGTGGCCGCGGCGGAGAAGGCCTCCCGGCGGGAAGAGCGGGAGTTGAGGGAGAGGGAGGAAGGTCTAAGGACCACAGGCTGGAAGCCTGTGCTACCGGAAGAGGACGGGGATATGCCGGATGACCCGGCCTGGCGGGCCGAATTCCTGCGCCTGAACCGGGCGGTGGGCCGGGCCAGGACTCCGGAGGCTCGGGAAGCGGCCAAGGCGGCGCTGGAGGCGTTTATGGAGAGGAGCGGGTGTGCGACATGAAAGGCAAAGAGAAGTTCGTGCCGGAGAAGGGTTATATCCACATCGGCTACGGTCATTTGGTGGCGGCGGCCAAAGTGGACATCATCTTGGCGCCGGGGTCTTCCCCGATGAAAAAGCTCCGGGACCGGGCGGCGGCGGAGGCCCGCCTGGTGGACGCCACTAATGGGCGTAAAACCAGGGCCATTATCATCACTGACAGCAATCACGTAATTTTGTCGGCGATTACCCCCGAGACCTTGTGGCAACGGGCCGGCGGCGGAAAGGAAGTGGCGCTGATCAGCTATACCACCCTGGAAGATTTAGAGCGGGAGGGGGCATGAGTAAAGGCAGGGGTCAGGGGCCAGGGGCCAGGGGCCAGTTTCCCTGCCAACCCACCGAAAAAGGCTTCACGTGGGGACCGGTCGAGATTGAGAGGATCGAAACCGAGCCGGATGACATTTCCGAGGCGGTGACCTTGATATTGAAGACAGAGGACATCAATCTGGAAATTTATGTTACCAGGGTTGGAATAGTGCGGATTTATGTCCCGGAAGGAGACAGGGTCATAGTTTGCGGCGCCAAAAGGGAGGATGGGGCATGAAAAGACTGTGGCAATGGCTGAAGGCCGCGCATGAAAACGCCAACGCCCGGGCCAAACTGATCCTTACCGCCAAGGAGCGTATGGGGTTAATGGATGAACATTGGCGGCGAGAAGGCGACAGGTCCAGTGATGCCGTGGCGCTCTTACTCATGCGCATCGGCCTGGCCCACGTCGAGGCGGTGTATCAGGGGCAGATGATGGCGCAACACGAGATCCGGCGCGGGCAAGCCCATCTGAACTGAGGAGCCGGCCATGATGGAGATCAGCAACGCCCAAGTCAAGAAGATTAAGACCATGCAGCGGGCTATGGGCCTGGATGACGACGCTTACCGGGAGATGCTCTGGGGCGTGGCCCGGGCCAAGAGCTGCAAGGACTTGAAGGGGCCGAAGATCCAATTGGTGATGCAGCACATGGAGCGGTGCCTGGGGGGAGGAAAACAGGTGTCAGGTTCCAGGGGTCAGGGGCCAGGAAAAACCTTGAACCTGAAACCTGAAACCCGGAACCTGCCCTTAAGGGCTACGGAGGCGCAGCTTATCAACATCCGGCGGCTCTGGGGCCGGGTAAGCCGGGCGGCCCAGGAATGGGGGCCGGAGTCCCGGCAGGCGCACGAAGCCCTCAACAAGTTTCTCTGGGGCCGGTTTAAAGTGGCGGCCCCGGAATGGCTGACCCTGCCCCAGGCGCAGCGGGTTATCGAGGCCCTGAAGGCAATAAGCCGGAGGGAATAGCAGGCATGTGGATCTGGGTGATCGTGGGCGGTGTGGCTGGCGGGCTGGTGCTGCTGGTGTTGCTGGTGTTGTGGTCGCTCCTGGTGATGGCGGCCAGGGGGGAATGAAATCACCCATGAAGCCCGATTCCCCCAAGGAAACGGCTTGCCTGGAGCGGGCCAGAATCTGGGAGGGGCTGATCGGTTGGTGCGAAGAGATGGAAAGGGACGAATTTGAGGCCGAAGTGGGGCGATCGTGCCCGGATCACGTCCGGGAGGTGAGCAGCTTTTCGGGTCCTGGTGGGGCGTCGGCCCTAAAAATGCCGAAAACCAAGAGGACGGCGGGTGGGGACGCCCGCCCCACTAACAGAAAACAGAAAACTGCAAACCGAAAACAGCTTCTAAAAACCATGAGCCGGGCGGTGGCCCGGGATTTGGGGTTGATTTGAGGGAGGAAGGATAATCATGGCACATGGCAAAGAGGTTTTGGAGTTTTCCCGGTATCATGTAACCAAGCCGCCGCAGCGGTACGTGTTCGGGGCCTTCGTGCCCAAGGATGCCCCGGGCTGGTGTGGCCCCTGGGATTGCGCCGAGATGGCCTCCTATGACATTTATCAGGTAGCCGGCGTCCTGTTCGGCACCTCCAACCATGAAAACCCCAAGACCGCCGACGCCTTTAGCGGTTTCTGGCTGCAGGACGCGCTCAAACACAAGTGCGTCGTGCCGGTGGCTCATGCGGCCCAGATCCCCGGGGCGGTGATCCTCCGGGTGGGGATCGGGGCGGTGGGGCACGTGGTGATCTCCGACGGCAAGGGCGGCACGGTGGAGGCCCATTCCACTGCCCGCGGAGTGATCGCCGATACGCTCTCCGGCCGGCGCTGGACGCACGGCGTGCTGGCGCCGGGGGTGAATTATGAGCCGGGGCCGGCGGTGAAGCTGGAAACCCCCCTGGTTTACCGGCTGACCTCGCCCCGGATGACCGGGGAGACCGTCCGGGAGATCCAGCAGCGGTTGCAGATCAAGGGCTATGAACCGGGGACGGCGGATGGGATTTACGGCCCCAAGACCTACAGTGCGGTGCTGGAATTCCAGCGGCGCCAGGGCCTCCTGGTGGATGGCGAGGCGGGGCCGTTAACCCTGGCGGCCTTGAGGAAATGAGGCAGGGAGAGCACAATGGCTAACTGGCATCCGGCGGTGGCGGAGCAGAGCGGGCAGGACCGGTGGTTGCGGACCGATCAGGCGGCGGCCCGGTTGGAATGCGACGAGAGCACCATCCGGCGGCTCTGCCGGAGCAAGGTGCTGCGGGGGATAAAAAAGGGGCGGCGCAAGTGGCTGATTTCTGAGTCGGCCATCCGGGATTACCTGGACTCCCTCACGAAAAATAGCAAAAGAGAGGAAAATATGAGCGAAGATAAAAGGGACCAAAAAATGACCTGGCAGGAGAAGGTGGCGGCGGCGCAGGAAGTCGTCAATTTACTAAAAGGCGTTGATGTCAATGATGCCCTTGACGTCGTGCGCCTGGCCCTGGTGGATATCCTGCCAGGCCGGAACGTGATGATTGATACAATCAGTTAGTTTTAACTGGTCAGGGGTTTTTGTAATTCCTGGAGCGTGGCTTTAAGGTGGGGCCGTTGACCCTGGCGGCTTTACGGAAATGAGGCAGGGAGAGCACAATGGCTAACTGGCATCCGGCGGTGGCGGCACAGAGTCAAGAGGAAAGATGGTTGCGGACTGACCAGGTGGCGCGCCACCTCCATTTGAAGGAGCGCCGGGTGCGCCAGTTGTGCGAAAACCAAATCCTGGAGAGTATCAAGACCGGCCGCAAGTGGTTGATTGCGAAATCGTCCCTCGATGAATACCTGGCGGCCCTCAACCAGCAAGAAAAACTTGACAAACCCCGCCGGGCTGCCCCACAATAAAGATACCAAGATTTCTGAGGGCTGCCCCGGCCACTACGTCCCAATCCTGGGCCGTGAAAGGGGGTTTTGTATTTTCGGAGCCTTTAGCGCACGGCTCCGGCGAGTGGCCCGGTGACCGTGAGGCCCGGGGAGGCTTCTCAGAAAGCCTTGGTACCACTAGTCGGGGCCGTGCTTTTTTATGCCCTATACCAAAAATTCTGAGGAGAACCACCATGAGCAGCAACGAGCAGTACCCCGCAAGGGTGGAGCAGTTTCACGCTGTGGCCGTCACCATCTATGAGATTGACGGCAAGGATTATCTCGCCGGCGAGGACATCGGGCGTTGCCTGGGGCTGGAAAATCCACGGAAAATGGTCAACCAGATTTACAACCGCAACCGTGACGAACTCGATGCCCACAGTTCCATCCTCAAAATGAAGACGAATTATCCGGGAAACCCGCAAAACCGCCTCTTCACCGAAACCGGGGCTAACCTCATCGGCATGTTTTCCCGGACGGCCAAGTCGAAGGACTTCCGCCTGTGGCTGGCCCGGCTGCCCCGGCGGGTGCGGGAGCTGGTGAACGGCCAGGCCGTGCGCCAGGCCTTCGAGCTGGGGCTGGAGCAGGGCATGGCGCTGTTGACGGACCTGGCGGGCGACCTCATCAGCCTGGAGGACCTGGGGCAGCTCATCACCCTGCGGCGGCTGGGCTTCACCCAGCGGGAGGCCGGGGCCTCCCTGGGGATCAGCCGGGAACAGGTGCAATATCTGGAAAAGCGCCTGAAGGATAAGGGCATCGAGTTTGCGGCCCTGAACCAGCACCAGCGCCGGAAGAAGTTCCGGGCGGCGGTGTTGGCTGAGTTCAAGGGCGTCAGGCAAATCCCCCCCAGCCCCCCGTTGTTAAAGGGGGGAGATAAAGGACCGCAGGCGGGGGCGCCTGCGCTACCATGACGCATCCGCGGGCTGACGCCCTGGACGCCCTGGAGCACCTGGCCTGCAAGCTGCTGGCGGTGGCCTCGTTGATGGACTACAAGGAGACCTGCCTGGGCGAAGATGAAATGTTCGGCCTCAACCTCATCTTCACCAGCACCGTCAAGGAAATCCGCCAGGCCAAGGAGAAGCTGTCGATTTTGTTTCCGGCTACGTAGTTTCACCTACCAGGGGCGAGCCGCCGGCTCGCCCCTACGCCTTCCTGACCCCTGAAACCTGCCTTTAGGGGTTTTTTTTTGCCCTGATGCAACTTTAGCGGCAATAGCGGCAATAGCGGCAACAAAAATATTTGCATTTATAGGAAGATGAGAAAGCGAAGATGGACTTTTCGAGGAGAACAACAATGAAATTCTTTCGGTTGATTTTGGTTTTGGCGGGGCTGTTGATGCTGCTGGCGGGGTGCTGCGACAAGCCCGGCAATTTCGGCAAGGTCCAGGCCGCGGTGGGTCTGGTCAACGGGTTTTATGATCCCCTGGTGGCGGAGTTGGGTTCGCCGGGCTCCGGGGTGGACAACAAGGTCAAGCTGGCGGTAGTGGCCGCGGATACGGCCCTGGGCCTGGCCGACGCCATTGAAAAGGCGAACTGCCCCAGCGCCGGCCAGGTGGAGCAACTGGAATTGCAGGCCAAGGCCGCCCAAGAATTAGCCGACCAGGCCGGAGTTAAGTAGCGGGTTCTGGGTTTCAGGTTTTGGGTTCTGGAAAAGCGGGGGGTGGCATGACTGAGAAATGGTACCAATCCAAGACGGTTTGGGCAGGAGCGGCGCAAATTTTGACCGGGGTGTCCGGTTATCTTACCGGCCAGATGGATATCAACGGCGCGGGCGCCCTGATCATTACCGGGGCCTACCAGATCATCCAACGGCTGGCGGCCATTCAGAAAACTAACGCCGCGCCTTGCCCCTGCGACGTCGGCGGACCGGGCGGGACGCCCGGGGTTACGGGATCGGGGCAATAGATGGAAAACCTGGCCTTCGTCGGCGTCCTGGAAAAGCTGGCCCCTTATGGGGTGCCGGGCATCATGGCCTTCCTCTGGTGGCTATCGATCAAATCTCTGAAGGAAGCGTACGCCGCCCAGGATAAGGCCAATGTCAAAATATTGGAGCACTATCAAAAGGTCCTGGAGTTGTACAAAACCGACCTGGCCGCCATGAACGGCCAGATGGAGCGCATCCTCTCGCAAATGAGCCGCAAATATGACGATAATGCCAGCCTGTGTTCAAACTTCGGCATCTTGACTCAACGCTTTGCGGAACGCGCCGAATCGTTGGAGCGGCTGGTGCAGATCAATATCCAGGCCATGCAGCAATGCACCGACGTGGTGGACAAGTGCCGGAAAAAGGCGGAGTTGACATGAGCATCAACGTGGAGCGCGTCCACAAAGAGAGCGAATTGACGGTGCTGGAAAACCGCGTCGTGGGGCAGAGGCTGCGGGCCGAGAAGCTCCGGGATACGCTGCGCCTCCTGATTGATCCCACTAGGCCGGTGGAGGACCTGAACCGGGACGATATTTTTTCCTTGAGCCTGGAATTCAGCGCCGCTCACCAGGAATTGGAGAAGACCCTGGCGCATATCGGCACCATCAAAACTTTTCTGGGGAAATAATGGCCGGACGCAAAGAGAGCGCCTATTACGACGAAGCCCGGCGGCTCTATGTCCGGGAGAACAAGACCGCCAAGCAGATCGCCGAGCTGCTCCAGGGCGAGGTCTCCGAGAACAGCGTTTACCAGTGGGCCAAAAAAGGGGAATGGGGTAAGGAGCGGGCCGCGGCCCTGAACAATCCCCGGGATATCGCCGAGTGGCTGCGGCAGACTTTGAACGGCCAGATGGAGGCCCTGCAGGCCGAGGCCCAGAGAAACCCGACGGTTATCAATCCGGGCGTCTATGATGCCATTTATAAGACTGTCCTCACCATTGAGAAGCTGGAAAAGAGCCAGGACCTGAGGGCCGCTGCCATCATGGTGCTGGACAAATACGGCGAGTTCCTCAAGGGGCTGGACCTGGCCCCCGGCGAATTGCAGATGCACAGCGGCCGGATGCGGGAATTTTTCCGAAGCATGGAGTAGGGCGAGCCGCACAGGTTACAAACCTGTGCCACCAATAAAAAAAGAAAATGGCGAAAACCCTCAAAAAGAAGCTGACCAATAGCGAGTACCAGAAGCGGGTCGACCAGATCCTGGGCGGGATGCACCGGGAGGTTTCCGCCTTCTCCGATACCTCCGAGGCCGCCAAGCAGGCCCGGCGGGAGCGAGGCGCCGGGGACATTTTCTGGTTTTTCCGCACCTATCTGCCGCACTATTTCCCCCAGCCGGAAGCCCCGTTTCACCATGAATTGATCGACCTGGTGGACCGGCGGCCCGGGCCGGACGAGGTGCTGATCCCCACCGCCATCGCCGCACCCCGGGAATTTGCCAAGACTACGGTGATCACCTTCGGTTATGTGCTTTTTGAGATCTACTACAAGCGCCGCCATTTCATCCTCATCGGCAGCGACACCGAAGACCTGGCCTCCGACCTCACCGGCTACCTCTACCTGGAAATGCTCTACAACGAGCGGCTCCGGTGTGATCACGGGGAGATGGTGCGGGACGGCTGGCCGGTGGATGATTTCGTGACCCTGAACGATATCCGCCTCAAGGCCCGGGGCCGGGGCCAGCGCATCGTCGGGCGGAAGCATAAGCAGTTTCGCCCCGACCTGGCGATCCTGGACGACATGGAAACCGCGCAGAGCGCCGGATCGCCGGAGCAGGTGCGCAAGCTGCTGGATTGGGTGAAAAACGCGGTGTATGCGTCGCTTGATGCCCAGGGCAGCCTGCTCTGGATCGGTACCATCTGGGCCCGGAAGAGCGCCCTGGAAACCGCGGTCTTGTCGGAGGACGAGCCCTATTGCCATTGGGTGCGCAAGTTTTATCAGGCCTTATATGACGTGCCCGACGCCGAGGGGCGCCCGGTGCAGACCTCATTGTGGCCGGCCCGTTACAGCGTCGACAAATTGCTGAAACAAAAAAGGGCGATGGGCACGGTTGCCTTCAACCTGCAGAAGATGAACACCCCCACCGACGAGGAAGGCCCTTTCCGGGAGGTCTGGTTCCGTTTTCATACCCAGGCCGATCTCGACTTGAAGCAATTAATCACGGCCTCCTCCTGCGATCCCAGCGGCAAGCAAGGCGAGGCCAACGATTTCAAGGCCATCGTCTCCGTGGGCTGGGACGCCAAGGCGGGGCTGTACCGCTGCCTGCACGCCTGGATTCGCCATGCCTCCCCGGGGGATATGTTCGGCGCCGCCTATCGAATCAGTGACAGCTACGGCGGCCCGATGGGCATCGAAGACAACATGTACGAGGATTTTCTCCACGAGGCTATCCATAATTATGCCCGGAAGGCGGGCCGCTATATTGGGTGGGTGCCGGTGCATCAGGGCGGCAATAAAGAGGCGCGAATTATCAACACCCTCTCCTACCTGGTGGAGCATGGCAAAATCACTTTCGAGGCAGGCCACTCCGACCAGGATCTTCTCCGGGAGCAGATGGTCTATATCCTCAGCAAAACCGTCAACGATGACGGCCCCGACGCCTTGGAGGCTGCGGTGAGCCTGCTTCAGAAACAATCGTTGGCATTTCAATATGAGTCCCTGGGCAAGACGGCTTTTGGGCGGATTGAGGGGGCGTGGTGATGGAGCAGGGGCCAGGGGTCAGGGGTCAGGGGTTAGTTAGGGGAGGTGATCCGCTGCTGATCAATATTTGTATTCCGAGCCTAAGCCTGATTGCGATTATGCCGGATGCGGGGCAGATTAAAAATCTGCTGGAGAGCGCCGTGACTCAACATACCAAGCTGGCCGTCTACATCAAAGCCTTAAACGAAAGGTTGGCGGAATTAACATGAATTTAATCTCCTGGTTGGGCCAAAAAATCAAGCCGCCGGCCAAGGCGGTCACCAATGAGCTGGGTATCGGCGCGGTGATGAATCGCTGGTCCGATTATCCCAGCTTCAACCTGACCCCGGAGCGGCTGCGGGCGATCCTGTGGCAGGGCGATCAGGGCTACATGCGCTACCTGATGGAGCTCTACGAGGAGATGGAGGAGAAGGACGCCCACCTGGCGGCCATCCTCCAGACCCGGAAGCTGGCGGTGTTAGGCCGGCCCCTACAGATTGCCCCGGCCAGCGACGACGCCCGGGACCAGGAGATCGCCCAGTTCGTAGATGAGCAAATCCAGGCCATCCCCGACCTCCAGGGCGACCTCATGGACCTGCTGGACGCCATCGGCAAGGGCTATGCCGCCTCGGAGATCCATTGGGAATATCAGAATAACCGGGCGGTGGTGGCCGGCCTGGAATGGATTCCGGCCAAGTGTGTCAGCTTTGTCAACAGCCCCACGCCCCTGATTATCACCGAGGCCAACGGCGCCGGCCTGGCGCCGCCGCCCTGGAAGATCATTTTCCTCCGCAACCGGGGCCGCTCCGGCGACGTCTGCCGGGGCGGGGTACTGCGCTCCTGCACCCTGCCGTATCTGCTCAAGAGCTACAACTGGAAGTTTTGGGCTGTCTACAATGAGGTCCACGGCATGCCTCTGCGGGTGGGCAAATATAACCAGACGGCCAGTTCTGAGGACCGGAAGGCTATCAAGGAGGCCCTCAAGTCCATCGGCAGCGACGCCTACGCGGTGATCAGCGAGAATACCTCCATCGAATTTGTTGAGGCCGCCAAGGCGGGCACCGGCAAGGTGCTGCCCTATGAGGTGCTCATCCAGGTGTGCAACCGGGAGATGTCCAAGGCGGTGCTGGGGCAGACCCTGACCACCGAAAGCAGCCCCGGCAGCGGCACCCTGGCGGGTAATGCGCATGAAAACGTGCGCCAGGACCTGGTGGAGTCCGATGCCAAGGACCTGGCCGCAGTGCTCCGGGATCAGCTTATCCGCCCTCTGGTGTTATTCAATTACGGCCCGGATGCGCCCTTGCCCCAGGTGACCCTGGCGGGGCAGGAAGCCATTGATTTCAAGATGGAGTCCGAGGCCCTGGGAAATTTCGTCAAAATCGGCCTGGAAGTGCCCAAGAGCCATTGTTATCAGCGTTACGGCATCCCCGCCCCGGAGGGTGATGAGGAAATTTTATCGGTGCCGGCAGCGCCGGAAATCCCCTCCGGCCCCCCGGTTGCAAAGGGGGGAGAGAAGCCCGAGGGCGAAGAGGATGAAGAGGCGGAAAAGGGAGACGCGGCGGCCATGAAGGCGGTGGCATCCCTCCCCGCCGCCCCTGGAACTGAGATGATTCAGCAGGAGTTGGATAATCTCACCCAGGCGGCCAACGTCGAGGCCCAGGAATATCTGGGCAAGATGCTGGCGCCGGTGGCGGACCTGATTGAAAGCGGTGAGTCCCTGGAGGTCATCAAGGACAAACTTCTGTCGCTTTACAGCCGCATCGACACCCGGAGCCTGGAGGTATTGTTGGGCCAGGTGCGGATCATGGCGAATTTAAGAGGCCGCGTCAATGGCTGAATTCCAGGGCCGCTTCGGCAAAGATATGCCTCCCTTCGAGGAGGCCATCGCCTATTTTCGGGGCAAGCTGGGGCGGATGCTCACCCGGGAGGAGTTCGACCAGTTGGCGGCGGTGGAGAAGGCCCGGGCCTTTACCGCCGCCCGGGTGCTGGCGGCGGATCAGTTGCAGGCGCTGTACGACTCGCTTTTAGGCATTATCAGCACCGGCGGCACCCAGCGGGATTTTCAGGACGTGGCCCGGCCGCTCTTAACCGAGCCCTGGCACCTGAACCTGGTCTTTCAGCAGAACGTCAGCAGCGCCTACGGGGCCGGACATCTGGCCCAGGCGCAGCAGGCCAGGGAGTTCCGGCCCTTTGGGCGTTACATCACCGGGGTCAATCCCCGGCCGACGCATCGGGCCCTCAATGACCTGGTCTACCCCCTGGATCACCCGTTCTGGGCGGCCCACTGGCCGCCCTGGGACTACAACTGAAACTGCCTGGTGGAAACCCTATCTCCGGCGGAGATAGAAGCAGCGGGGCTGAGCATCAGCTACACCATGCCCCGGGACGTGCCCCCCAGCGCCAAGTTTGCCGGGCCGGGCCAGGGCGGCGGCTGGCAGCCCGACTATAATCGTTACGCCCCGGAGCTGGCCCACCAGGTGCGCCGGGACGTGGAAGGAGTTCAACCATGAGCCTCGTTAACAAAGATTTGGAAAACAGGTTTACCTATCATGCCCCAAAGGCGGATCAGCCCCAAAAATATGAATCTCTTCGAGCCAAAGCCAAGGAATTTGCCTATCTGATCGCTGATCTTTGTCCTGATAGTCGCGAAAAGAGTCTGGCTCAGACCAAACTCGAAGAGGCGATGATGTGGGCCAACGCGGCCATCGCCCGGAATGGATGAGCAAACCATGACAATCGAACATTTGCTCTATGTCTGTGACCTCCGGGGCCAGCCGGCCGAATGGATTAGAATTATGCCCCTCGGGCGGGTGGAATTGCGCGATTCCCGCAAACCCTTCGAGGTCAAAGCCTCCGACCTGGAGGATATTATTAAAAAATTCCGGGCAGACCGGGTGGATTTGGTGGTGGATTACCAGCACCAGAGTCTGGGTGATGGAGATGCTCCTGCCGCCGGTTGGATCACGGATCTGAAAGCCCGGGCCGATGGCCTTTATTCTAAAGTGACCTGGACGCCCCGAGCCCTAAAAGCCATTCAGGACGGCGAGTTCCGCTATTATTCGCCGGTGATCAAACTCAGTCAACCAATGGAGCTGAAGCATGCCGCTTTGACCAATACCCCGGCCCTGAAAGGTGAGGTTTTATCCCCCCTGTTGGCGGCAAAATTCCTTCCGGGGCTTGACATTCAGGTCATGGCGGAAAATCCGCCGGTTGAAAAACCGGCGTCACAACAGCAAGAGGAGGCAACAGCCATGTTGAAGAAACTGATTGCGAAGTTTGGATTGCAGCCCGAGGCTACCGAGGCTGAGGTACTGGCCCTGGTGGAGACCCGGGAGCAGGAGGCGGTTGCCTTTAAAACGCAGGCCGCCGCCCTGCCGGAGATTTTTCAGGCCCTGGGACTGAAGGCGGACGCCAAGCCCGGAGAGGTCACCGCGGCCATCACCGCCCTCAAGGCCGCCCACCAGGGCGACCAGGGCAAGCTCACGGCCCTGACCACCGAAGTGGCGGCCCTGAAGGACCGGGAAGCCACCCGGGACGCTGAGGCCATCGTAGAAGTGGCCTTGAAGGACGGTAAGCTGATCCCGGCGGAGCGGGACCTGGCCGTGACCGACGCCAAGCGCGACCTGGAGGGTTTTAAGGCCCGCCTGGCGCTGCGCCCCCAAATCGTCCCCATCGGTGACAAGCTCGGGGTGTTGAAGGACGGCGGCCATGGCAGTGACGGCGACCCCGGCCCCGAGGCCCCGGTTGACCGGCGCGTGGCCTTTAAGGCCCGGAAGCTGGCGGACGAAAAGAAGATTGACCTTGCCGCCGCCACCGAACAGGTGCTCAAACACAACCCCGAACTGGCCCGGGAATATAAGCAGTCCTTCCTGGGTTAGCGCCTAAGATATTTTAGGCCGAGGAGACTTTAGCTATGTCAAGTGAAAATCCGGTTTTAGTGCTTTCGGGGCCGGCGGCCGAGGATCTGAGCAACGATCAGTACCGCTGGGTGGTGCTGGGCACCACCGGCTACAGGCGCCCTGACTCGGAAACGGAAGTATTGGCGGGGATTTTGCAGAATGCCCCGGCCGCCGGCCAGGCGGCCGCGGTGATGGTTCTCGGCGTCTCCAAGCTGCAACTGAACGACGCCCTGGGCATCGGGTCCTTTGTCAAGGCTGAGTATGTTTCTGCCGCCGACGCCGGCAAAGGCAAGGACGCAGCCGCAGCCCTGGCCTATGCCCGGGCCATCGTCCTGGAGGCCTCCGCGGCTGAAGACGATTTGGGCAGTGTCCTGCTCATCGGGCCGCTGCCGGCCATTACTCAGGTGGCCTGGCAGCAATATGCGGTGGCCACCGAGGCCACGGCCGGGGCGGTGACGCATGCCGTGGCGGATTTGCTCGGCGGCCTGATCCTGCGCGATCCCAACGGCGCCGCCCGGGCGGATCTGTTCCCCACTGCGGCCTTAATCGTCGCCGGCATCGCCGGGGCCGTGGTCGGCTCCGGCTTCCCCTTCACCATCCGCAACACCGCCGACGCCGATGAACCCATCACCATGACCACCAACACCGGGCTGACCCTGTCCGGCGACATGGTGATCGGCCGCAACCGCGCCAAGCGTTTTTTGGCGGTGGTGACCAATGTCGGGGCCGGCACCGAGGCGGTGAGCATCTACGCCGAATCCCTGGAGCCTCCAGTGCTGGCAGCGGTAACCACCACTGCCACGGCCGGGGCGGTAACCCATACTGCGGCCCAAATCCTGGGCGGCCTTATCCTGCGGGACCCGGCCGGGGCCAACCGGGCCGACCTGTTCCCCACCGCGGCCAATATCATCGCAGCCCTGCCCGGGTGTGTGGTGGGTCAGACTTTTGATATCACCATCCGCAACACCGCGGATGCGGAAGAAATCATCAACATGACCACCAACACCGGGCTGACTCTGTCCGGCGACATGGCCATCGAGCGCTACCGGAGCAAGACCTTCCGGGTGGTGCTTACCAATGTCACGGTAGCGGCGGTGACCATCTACACGTTAAACCCAATAGAAAAACCGCGCACTGCGGTAACTACCGAGGCCACCGCGGATGCTGTTACCTTCACTGCGGCCCAGATCCTGGGCGGCCTCATCCTCCGGGACCCGGCCGGCGGCGCCCGGGCGGATCTGCTGCCCGCGCCCGCCGACATTGTGGCGGCTATCCCCGGGTGCGTGGTGGGTTCAAGTTTTGAATTCACCATCCGGAATACCGCCGACGCAAACGAAACCATCACCCTGACCGCCAATGGCGATTCGACCGTGTCTGGTACGGCGACCATCGCCCAGAACAACAGCAAACGCTTCCTGGCGGTGGTGACCAATATCGGTTCCGGCACCGAGGCGGTGACCGTCTACAGCCTGGGCACTGTGGTGCATTAAGGGATCGCCGGCGGGAACGCCGGCGATCAATACTCTTTAGGGGGATTTACCCATGTCACAACCAACGCCGCAAAGCATGCATGTAGACGCGATCCTGACCAACCTCAGTGTCGCCTACAAAAATGCCTTGTATATTGGCGACCGTATTTTTCCCACTGTTACGGTCAAGAAGCAGTCCGACAAATATTTCATTTACCCCAAAGGGGCCTGGTTCCGGGATGAAGCCGGGTTAAGGGCTCCCGGAGCCTCGGCCCCTAAAGGCGGCTATGAGCTTAGTTCCGACTCATATTTCGCCGACGAATATGCCTGGGACACCCCGGTGCCCAAAGAAAGCATAGAAAATGCCGATTTGCCCCTGGACCCGCTCCAGGAGGGCGCCGATTTCTCCACCGAAAAGGTGCTGATGAAGAAGGAACGTTTGGTGGCCGGGAAGGTGCTCGCCGCCGGGAACTGGACGACATCCGGTGATGTCGACGCCCTGTGGGCGCCCCCGGGGTCTACCAACACCTTCCTGCCCGACATCCTGGACGCCAAGGAAACCATGCGCAAACTCTGCGGCTTCTACCCCAATCGGCTGGTGATGGACGCCAAGACCTTCCGCAAGCTCAAGGAAGTCGAGGCCATCCTGGACCGGATCAAATACACCGGCACCCAGGGCAAACCGGCGGACGTCACCTTGCAGACTTTGGCGGCCCTGCTGGAACTGGACGAGGTGCTGATCGGGGCGGCTATCTACTCCAGCGCCAAGGAGAAAAAGGGCGGCGCGGATTTCAACGCCGTGGATATCTGGGAAGTCAATGCCACTAAAGGCAGCGCCTTCCTGTATTATGTCCCGCCCCGGCCCTCTCTCAAGACCCCCTCAGCCGGCTACAACTTTAACTGGCCCAGCACCGAGTTGGGGACGAGCCAGATGGTGAAGCAGGACGCCTACCGCGTTATCAAGAAGTGGTGGGATAACGACCGGGAGTCCTGGATGATCCGGGCCTCCGAGCGGGTGGACGCCAAGGTGGTGGCCGCCGACTGCGGCTGCCTGTTCTACGATACCATCGTCACGTAAACACCATACCCCCGGAACCGGGCTGGACGCCGGTTCCGGGGCGACATTTCATTGGGGCCGGCTATGGACCTGAAGGCGTTTTTTGCGGATCTGGTTGAGGGCCATTTCGGAAAACTGACGGTGGACAACACCTCCGGCGGGGTAAAGTTCGACCCCGACAAACTGGTTTATCAGGGAGAGACGCCCACGGTGGTGCGCTGCACCCTGGAAGGCGGCGACATCCGCTACCGGACGGACCCGGAGATCGCCGCCGCCGCCAGCGGTGACCTGATGATAAACGGGGATGAATGGTTCGTGCCCGGTCTCGTCGCTCACCAGTTCCGGGCCTTTCAGGTAACAGTGACCCCCGGGGTCATTCGCTACCATGTGTATTTTTCGGGGGCGGGTCATGCGCGGATTTCCTAAAGCCATCGGCAGCAAACAGGACATGGATAACCTTCTGGCCATGCCGGAGTTCGCTGGCCAGGCCCGGGCAAAACTGGCGGCGATGGAGGCGGCCAGCATGGTGTGGGTGACCACCAAGGTGATCACGGACGGCAAACCCGGGATCACGGATGAGACCCACAAGGTGATGGAGGCGGAGGTTGACGGCAAGCTGGAGCGGCGCCAGATGGAACTGCAGGAGGACCAGACGGCATTGTTTATCCGCCTGAGGTTGAAGACGCTGACCGCGGCACCGGAGCCAGTTGCGGCAGTCATTTTTTCGGGAGGGGCTAATGCTTAACCGTAGAATTCTCAATTCGGCAGTGTATGCTCCTATTTCTTTCGTCGGGGACCTGGCGGCTCTATACACCCCTTTCCTGGTGGCGGCTTCCCAGACGGAACTCATCATCAAGGCCGAAACAAATATCAAGGTCATCAATGCCGGGGTACACACGCTGCTCTCCTGGGATGCCGACACCTCTTTTGCTGTGGCCGATAAGCTGGACACTGGAGTCATGGAGGCAGGGAAGAACTATTACGTCTACGTCTGCGAGGATGGCGAGATTGTGGTCAGCCTCAACAGCACCTTCCCGGCGGGGTACTCGGCGGACAATTCCCGGAAGATTGGTGGGTTTCATAGTTTGTGCTGCGCAATTGGGGTGATAGCGAGTCATCCTGGGAGTGGGTTTGCTGCTGGGGCCATTATCCCGACCTCGGTCTGGTGTTTAAATCATCGGACCAGGGGCAAGCAGGAAGGGACAGTTTGGGACGATAAGGCCAAGGTTTGGAGCCCCATCTATATGATATCCAACACCGGGCCTAACACCGAGAGCGCCTACGGGGCCACGATCTCGGATACCCGCAACTGGATGGATATGGGGGATGACCTGGCGGCGGTGGGCTGGCGGCACCCTGGGGATGAGGAGTTTGCGTCGCTGGCCGAGGGCAGCAATCAAAAGACCAATATTTACGGCTCTCTCGATCCGGTAACCAATGGCAAGTGCGTCATCTATCTTTCCAAGACCGGGACCTGGGCTGCGGGAGCACCGGCCTCAGCCTGGATTAACCGGAGCGCCTATGTGCCTCCGGTGGGGGCAGTAAATGAGGCCCAGGAATATAAGATCACCATTTCGATCGGTCACGGCAGCGACCCCAACTTTTTTACCTACCAGCAGTGCAATCCAGCCGGGGTGCTGGGGGCGGCCTCGGACCCGATCCAGATCACCGGGGCGGCTCAGGCATTGGCGGACGGGTTACTCATTACGTTCCCGGCGGCAGTGGGGTGGGTAACTGGCGAGACCGCCACGTTTGTGGTGATGAACGGCCTGGTAGACAGCAATAATCGGCGCATGACCTCCTATATCTTCGTGGAGGGGGCCTGTGGACTCTTATGGCAGTGGCTTCGGGATCAGTCGTACCGGTTCGACCGGGGGACGGTGGCCTATGTGGCGGGCGGGCAAACTACTACCCTTTACCACGCTGCCGCTCCTGGCGGCAACCCCATCTATGTCAAGTTTGGGCTGGACGGAACGCCCTACCTTTGCTGCAACCTGGCTACGGTGGCGGCGGACGTAGTGCTCACCTTTGGCACCAATTACAAGCTGGTGGTCAAACACGACGCCGATGCGGCCACGGGCGGGCTGCCGCTGTATTTCGATTATGACGCCACACTGCCGTACCGGTTCCTGGTCAACAACACTATCCTGGGCAAAAATTGCTACGCCCTGAGCAATGACCCCAACTATCTGTTGCCGATCAAGCACGACGCCAACGCTGCTACCAACGGCGTGGCAGTAAATTACGACGATGGGGCGGACAACAAACTGGAGTACATCAGCCCCGGGGCTGCCAACGCCACGATGGACCTGGCCATGACCCACACCGAACCGGCCTGGGGATATGTTGATATGGGCGGCAACAAGGGCTCGCTTTATCTGCAAGGCAGTTATGGGGACATTAAGCTCCTGGCGGGCGGCGATTGGAATGATGGGGCGATTTGCGGGTCCCGGTGCCGGATTGCGAGTAGCTCTCGCTGGTCTGCGAATGCGGCTCTCGGCGCTCGCGGGTGCGCGGAGCCAAGGTAAAACGACTATACGACAACGCGCCTCGCGGGCGCGGCAAATTGGCTGGAAGGTTAATGGGTAGCTCCTGGCGGGCGGCAATTGGAATAATGGGACGAATTGCAGGTCCCGGTGCCG